GAACGCCGATAGGCAGGAGCAGACATCATGGCTAAGCAAATACTCACAAACGTGGCAGTCACCTACGGCACTGCAAACACCGACATCAGCGCGTATGTAACGTCAATTACATTGTCATCCAGTGCGGCGGAAGTTGCCACAACTTCGATGGGCTCGTCAGCTGTGACACGCATCCAAGGCTTGATTGATAACTCGATCACGATGGAATTGCAACAGGACTACCCAACGATTGAGAAGTTGTTCTTCGATGCATTCACTGCTGGTACTGCTGTACCAATGACAGTGAAGCCGAACGGAACTGCTGCTGCTTCATCCACGAATCCACAGTACGCATTTAGTGTCCTGCCTACATCACACGAAATGATAAAAGGTGCCATAGGCGACCTAGCCACCATGAGTATTTCGTTCCCCATCAGCGGTGCAATCACCAAGACAGGCACTGGCGCGTAGTTTCCAATAATCCAATCCCTTACCTGCGGAGGTAGAGAATGAAAATAGCACTCAGTTTGACTAGTGCATTAGATGGCAAGCAACGAACGATCTTCGCTGCGTTTCCTGACTTCATTGCGTTTGAAAACAAATACAATCGCAGTGTTGCCAAGTTTGAAGCCGAACTCACATTGACTGATCTTGCGTACCTTGGATGGCATGCAGAGAAACGGTTGAAGAAAACTGGCTTGGACTTTGAATCATGGTGCGAAGAGATTGAAGCACTCGAAGTGGGAGACAACGCAGAAGCGGTGATCGTCCCTTTGGAGATAAGTCAGCCCACTGGGTAATTTCATATCTCGCTTGCGAGACAGGGATTGCACCATCAGTGTTGCTGGCAGAAGAACCACGAATGCTGTTCACAATGTTGGCGTACCTTCGATGGAGAGCCATTCACCTAGGCAAGTAGTATCGGTGTATGGCAAGACCTAACCCAGGCGCAAGTCGTGCAGGAACATTCCGTTCAAATGTTCAGAACGACGCTCCGGTACAGATACTCGGGATCACTGAATATCTTCGTGATGCTGCTAAGCAATACCCTGAGTTCAACAAATACGCTCGTATCGCATCAAAACAAGTTGCCAATTTGATCGTGGTTGCAGCCACCTTTGAAGCAGCTTCGGTGACACGTAATCGTCAGGCTATGGAAGTGATGAAAGGCATGGTCGCCACCAGTGATCGTGTGCCAACAATCAAACTGAAGGAAGACTCAACATTCAATTCAAGGTCGAGGAAGTTTGGTTCTTCGTACAACATCAAGACACGTCGCAGAGTGAAGCGCAAGGTGACCAGAGGAGATGTGTTCTTTGGTGCGGAGTTCGGTGGCGGTTCGTATGGATCAGGGAACCTCACTGTGGCTGGGGCTAAGTCTCGCGCTGGGACTGAGATGTTCCGCAAGGGTGGGGGCAGGACTACGCAGTTCCTTCGCCATCGTGGGCAGTCTGGTTATTTCTTTTGGCCTGCGGTGCGCAAACATAAGGGTGATATTGCTGACGCTTATTTGGGTGCGATTCAGAAGGTCTTGGATGGCTTGGCAGCTAAGGGAGCAGCGCAAGCGATAGAACGCGAGTCGGTTGGTTCAGGCCCTCTGTTGAGTGATTTTATGAAGGTGATTTAGATAGTTGACTTTGGCTGTGGGTTCGCTACCCTGTAGTTAGGGAGGCGTTCATGGTTGTCTATTTTGATTCGGTCAAGTCTGTTCAGCCGAAGCCGTTCGCCTCGAATTGGGTTGACCTCAAGGAACGGTTGATGCACCATGAGGAGAATGCCAACAAGTCTGATGGTGCGTTGTGGTCACCTGTTGAGTATTACCCAGGTAGGACTCGCGGTAATACTGCGATCAGGTTCATTGAAGCGTTGGTCGTTGACATGGACGGTGAGTCGTTTGCGAACGCCAACCTTGACGGGTTTGAGTATCTTGCCTACTCCACGTATTCACATCGACTGGATGATCCTCACTATCACTTGGTGTTGCCGTTGGCTGAGCGTGTACCGGCAGGACTGTGGCGAGCGGTCTGGCAGGAGCTGCACGAAAAAATCAACTTGCAAGGTGACCCTGCAACGAAAGATGCTGCACGTATCTTCTACCTTCCACAACACGCACCAGATCAACCGTTTGAGTTCCACGAACAATCAGGCAAGTTCATTGACACAGACTTCCAATACGAACCTGTACGGAACCCAACACCAGCGTCACCACGTCAGTCTGCTCAACCTCGACGCAAACGCACTGTTGGTGTTGAGATGGATGATGCTTGGTGGGATGCTGCGAAACCGATGACACAGTATTCACATCTTGAAGGTCACGCGTTGTGGAAGACAATGGCTGATGATTTCCGTGTGATGGTTGCCGAGTACCGAGAAGCCGTGCGCTTGGCCAGTCAGGATGTCATCTAGAATTGCCGCATGGCTGGCGAACGTACCTTTGTTGTCAAGTTCATCTCCGATGTTGGTGGTGCGCTCAGAGGCATCAAAAGGGTTGGCGATGATGTAGGTGGAATGGGGAGCAGGATTGCTTCTGTTCTGCCTTCGTTCAAGACAATGGCGATTGCAGGCACCGCAGCCTTTGGTGCGGTTGCTGCCGCGTCGTTCAAGTTGGTGACGATGGCATCCAGTTTGGAGGAATCACAATCAAAGGTCAATACCGTCTTCGGTGATTCTGCTGGTGTGATCAATGAGTTCGCAAAAACTTCTGCAACATCATTTGGTATTACAAAGCAGGCTGCTTTGGAAGCCACCGGAACATTCGGTGCATTGATTTCAGCATTCGGCCTTGGCAAAGGTCAAGCATCAAACATGTCGGTCACATTGGTTCAGTTGGCAGCCGACTTAGCATCATTCAATAACACCAACATTGAAGAAGCGATTGGTGCGTTGCGTTCAGGTTTGTCTGGTGAAACTGAACCATTGAAGAAGTATGGCGTTGTTCTGTCCGATGTTCTTCTGAAACAAAAAGCACAGGAGATGCAGCTATATGACGGCGCAGGTGCATTGAGCGTAACGGCAAAAATCCAAGCATCTTATGCGTTGATATTGGAACAAACAGCAATTCAACAAGGCGATGTCGCTCGAACCTCTGAAGGCTTTGCGAACCAGATGAAGTTCTTGAAAGCTTCATTAAGTGATGCTGCAACAGAACTTGGCGTGATCTTGTTGCCATACTTCAAACAGTTCATCATCTATGTGAATCAAAACATAATTCCTGGTGTGTTGATGTTTGCCAGGACGCTTGGTAAGGAAGGGCTTGTAAATGCACTGGCAGTTGCTACTTCTGCGATGGGCGACTTCGGTATTGGTGCAGTCAACACCCTAGAAAATATGTATCTTGGTTTGCTGAGCTTCACTGCTGGAGTTGGTAAGACCGTTCGTATTCTTGCCGATGGTATCGCTCTTGGTGCAGTAGCTGCTAAGAATCCATTGCTTGCTGCTCAAGCCCTTGCAGCAGCCATTGCTGCTTCAAACATCCAAAAAGCAGCAGAGGAAGCGATGGAGGGTGCTGGAGCGATGTTTGATAAGTTCCGCATCAAAGTGGGCAATGCTGCGTTGGCATTGGCAGCATTCAAAAACATCAATCCTTTGGTTGAACAAGTTGACAACTTAGGACAGAGGGTGAAAAAAGTTGTGCCAGTGATGACTGATGCTGAGAAGGCTGCTGCTGCGTTGGCTGCACAACTGGCTGGGACAGGAACTGGTAGTGGGACTGGTGTGGCTAAGGCTGTGAAGACCGCTACGGAGAAGTTGAAGATTTATACGGATGCTTTGAAGTCAAGTAACTCTGCACAGAAGTCGTTTATCAATTCGCAGAAGGCTTCGGTGAAGGCTGGACAGTCTTTGACGGCTGCGAACCAGGGTGTGGCTGATGCTGAGGCTGCATTGGCTGAGGCTCGGGCTGGGTATGGTGCTGATTCACCACAGGCTAGGAAGGCTGCGTTCGAGTTGGCTCAGGCTCAGCGTGGGTTGGAACGCGCTGGGTACAACGTGGAGGGTTCGTTGTTTGCGATCAAGGATGCTGAGGAGGCGTTGAAGAAGGTTCGTGAAGATAAAGAATCAACACCTCAGATGATTCGTGAGGCTGAGATTGCGTTGGCTGAGGCGAAGTTGTCGAGTGCTGATGCGATTGATTCGCAGACTGAAGCGACTAATGGTTTGAAAACTGCAACTAATTTGTTGAGTGAAGCAGTCTCTGGTGCTTCGGAGAGTTCAGACATATTCAAAACTTTGTCTGATGCGTTGACTGATGCGAAGGAGAGGCAAGCTGCTGCGACTGAGGCTGTGGCTGATGCGATTGACAATGAGACTGAAGCATTGGACAGATATCGTGAGGCGATCAAGAAGGTTGGTGAGACTCAAATCTTGTATCCAAAGGTTACGGCTGCGAATCCGATGGCTGGGTTTGCCAACTCAATTCCTTCAACGGTGACTGGTAACTCGACTGGGTTCAAGGCGAATCCTTCTGGTGGGTTTACTCAGAATGTGATTGTGCAGGCTGGTCTTGTTTCTTCACCAGATCAACTTGCACAGGAGTTGGCTGACCTGTCGGATCGGTTTCAGAGGTTGAATGGTGGCAACGGTTTCTTTGGTAATGGCAGGTAACTAATGGCTAAGGCTGCGAAGTGGGGTTCAACATACAAGGTGTTGTTGGATGTCGGTTTCTTGGCTGATGCGTTCACATTGGATTCCAGTGTTCTTGATGGCACCGATGTGTTGGATGGTTCAACAGACTTTGTTGACATCACTGAGTATGTGACGAACATCAATATCAATCGTGGCCGTGCAACACAACTTGATTCCTTCCCATCATCGTCTTGCACAATCACTGCTGATGATCGTGCAGCTGAACGATATTTTGATCCACTGAATACAGCGTCAGAATGGTATTCGGGTGGCACTGTTGGTATCGCACCACGTCGAGCATTTCAGGTCTATGGCGGTACAGCCGGAACGACAGCAATGTTCACAGGGTTTGTGTACGACTTGAACATTGACTACGCCGAACCGAACCTGTCAACAGCAACAATCGTTGCCACCGACGCGCTCGGACAACTTGGTCAAACGGTGCTGACCGCATTCAACCCTTCATCACAACTCACCTCTGCCCGTGTGTCAGCAATCTTGGATCGTCCAGAGGTTGCGTTCTCAACTGCGTTGCGGAACATTGAGACTGGGGTTGCGACGTGTGGAACGGTTGCGTATGAGGATGCAACGAACGCACTCCAGGCACTTCAAGACGTAGCCACCGCCGAAGGGGGCAGGTTGTTTGTTGATCGTTCTGGGATGGTGTCGTTTGATGCTCGGATTGAGGTGTCGTTTGGTACGGCTGTTGGTTCGTTTGGTGGTACGGCTGGGATTCCGATTCAGTCGTTGTCAAATGTGTATGGGGCTGAGACGGTGTTGAATCGTGTGGCTGTGCAGATTGATGGTGGTACGGCTTCGAGCATTGCGAATGGTACGGCTTCTCAAACTGAGTATGGGATCAAGGCGTTGTCGTTGACTGGGGTTCCGTTGGCCACTGATGCTGCTGGGTCTGCGTTGGCGTTGTCGTTGTTGACACGGTTTCAGGAACCTGTGGTTCGGTTCTCGGAGATGGATGTGTTGTTGAATGCGTTGACTTCAGCACAACAAGCACAGATGGCTGCACTAGAAATTGGTGACATTTTATCCGTCAGCAAACAATTCGCCACAGGTACCCCCAGCACCGTCACTCAGAACGTCGTCGTCGAATCCATTCGCCACACAGTCAACCCATCAACACATCGCGTCACCATCGGGATGGGTCAAGTCCAACTTGTACTACCATTCATCCTGGACACGTCGGAACTCGACGACGCTACTTACGCACTACAATAGGAGCATTATGGGAATCAACGCACAAACTTCAGTTCCAAAGTTCACTATTGGAGACGTGCTGACTGCTGCGAATACCAATTTGCTTACGAATGCTCCACCAGTGTTTGCCGGTACAGCAACCCGTGATGCGGCGTTTGGCGGTGCAGGCGAAAAGACATTGGCCGAGGGTCAACTTTGTTACTTGGAAGATCAAAATATCGTGCAATTTTACGATGGCGCGGCTTGGCAACTACTACCTTCTGGAATGAGTTTAGTTCAAGCAGAAACTTCTTTTACAACGGCAGCGACATTCTCAGCGAATAACGTATTCACATCAACTTACAAAAATTACCGAATAATCTTGAACTGCACTAACGGTGCTGGAAGCATTACTTTGAAGTTGCGCGCAAGTGCTACGGACACAAGTGCTAATTACAATGGAATAAGTATTTACGGAACTAACTCCAATCCTTACCAGTCTGCATTCAATGCGCTTGGTACTGACGAACTTTATATTTGCGATATGGAAGCTGCAACTGATGGTTCTGGTGTAGGAATTATTGACGTTCTTAGCCCACAAGCGGCATTTGCAACCACTACACAAGGCAACTTTTATGGGTCTAACGCAGGCGCGCAATTTTGGTATTCACATTTTGGCAGGCAATCTGACGCAACACAGTTTGACGGTTTCACTTTTCTAATCACATCAACAGGAATGACCGGAACATACACGGTCTATGGGTACAACAAATGAACTTGATAACCAACGTAGATGGCGTGAACCGTAATATGACTGAACAAGAACAAGCCGATTATTTAGATTGGCAAAAAGAAAAACAAGCGCAAGCACAAGCACAGGCACAAGCCGCTCTTGATAAGTCAAACGCTAAACAAGTCGTACTTGACAAAATTGGTATTACAGCCGATGAAGCTGCACTGCTCCTTGGCTGAGTGGTGTGTTTCGTTCGCGTTGGCTGATTGTTGCTCCTGCGCTTCTAGCCTCGATCTTTAGTTTCATTCCGTCAGCGTCAGCTGAACCGGCACCAGGGTTGTTCACGTCGTATTACACGATTGATGTAGTTCCTCCTGTCATGTCTGACAGTGAGTATCCATTGTGTGGTTCTGAGGTTGAGAACAACATCAATCGCTCCTACGACGGTGAACCATACCTAGATTGCACAGGCGATCTGTTCATGGTTCACATGACTGGGTTCATCACAATCCCTGAACACAACACGATTGAGTTCTGGTTGGCTTCTGATGATGGTGGCCGCATCAGTATTGGTGGGAATGAGTGGGGCAACTGGGGTGATCAGGGTTGCAGTTGGATGGAGTCTGGGCAGATAGACATTAGTGCAGGCAGTCAACCACTCGACTTGTGGATGTATGAGAACGGTGGCTCCACGTGCGTGATGCTTGCGTGGAATATCAACGGTCAAGGTTTTGAGATAGTTCCGGATGGAGCGTTCACAACCAACGGTGAATCAACCACGACTACGACTAGCACTACCACGACTAGCACTACTACGACTACGACAACTATCCCTCAGACCACGACAACTATCCCTCAGACAACTACGACTATCCCTCAGACAACTACAAGCAGCACAACCACGACTACAAGTTCAACAACTACTTCTTCGACGACCACAACTTCAACAACAAGTACAACAACGACACAGCCACCACCACCTGAAACGGTGCCTCCACCACCCACAACAATGCCAGCCCCACCAGAGACAATGCCTGAGCCACCACCCACCCTGCCATACGTACTACAACCATTATTCCCTCCCATCCCTGAC